ATATACATCACTCTTGATGAATCCCGTGGACAATCTGGCCAACATTGATCCTGAATATATTTCTGAAATACTAAACAACTTACCAGAGGCACAGAGAAAGAGATTTAAGGATGGGGAGTTCTCATCCGATGATGACGGCTCTGCTTATTATGCCTTTAACAGAGAAACACACACCTTGCCGCTTGATCAGTCTTTGTTTATTGGTCAGAGATTAATAGGGATGGACTTTAACGTTCAGCCAATGACTGCGGTTGTTGCGCACTATATAAATAAGAAGTTTTATGTCTTAAGCGAGGCTTTCTTGGAAAACTCGGACACCTTTAAAATGTCTACTCATTTAATCAGAAATGGACACAAGGGCGCAAACATATACCCTGACTCTACGGGGGCCAATAGAAAAACTTCGGGAATTTCTGACCACCAGATACTTCAAAATGATGGTTTTAAAATTCAAACAACCAGAAACCCACTCGTGGTTGACCGAGTGAATAATATTAATAGACTATTTAGGGAAGATAGAATCATTATTGACCCATCATGTAAGAAATTAATTAATGACCTTGAAAAGGTTTGTTGGAAAGATGGATCACTTGATCAAAAGACAGACAAGATGCTTACGCATATATCGGACGCGCTAGGCTATTTGTGTTGGGCAATTGATCCACTAAAAACAGAACAACCACAATCAAGGTCGATTCAACTTTAAGGACAAGAAATGCTAAAAGATAAACGCCAACAGATTATTGATTACGTTAAAAAACATAGAGCATTTCTTGAGCACAATAGAATTTTGCTAGATGTTTATGAGGGCAATCTTCGCCAATATATTGAGCAGGCCATGAGGGCCTCGTTATCACATGAGTATTTTGAAAAGATTCAAAGCAGAATCCTGCCCATTAATATTCTCCAAAGATATACGGATAAGGTTTCCTCTGTTTATAACAACGTACCAGAAAGAAAATCTGAGTCATCACAAGAGGCAGTAGACTTTTATCTGGATAAGTTTGAGCTAAACGTATCGGGTGGCATTGCCAATACATACGCAACCCTATTTAAAGGCTTTGCATGGGAGCCTTATATTAACAAGAATGGAGTGCCAGCGCTAAGAGAGCTTTCGTTTGATCGCTTCTTAGTTATGTCCGAGTCAGAAGTTAATCCCGAAGAGGAAACTATCTTTATTAAATTAATGGGAAAGAGAGATGATAAAGAAGATAGCTTAAAGCTTCATGTCTATACCGACACTGAATTTGATTCTTTCTATATGGACGGAGCAGAAGAAAGTGCTGACCTTGTAGATAATCAAGGTTTAAACCCAATCGGCGTGATCCCTTTTGTTTATGGAAAGAGACAGAAGAATAAACTTATTCCTACTTGTGATACTGATATTCTGGCCATGTCTAAGGCCATTCCAATCATGCTAAGTGATGCGGCTGGAGCCCAGATGTTTCAATGCTTCTCTGTTTTGTGGGCGCTTGATGTTGATCTTAAAGACTTAAAGCTTTCACCTAACGCAATTTGGGACTTAAAGAGCGACCGATCAAGCGATAAGACTCCACAAGTGGGAACCATTAAGCCCGAGGCTGACACTGATAAGATTGTCTCATTTGTCATTAATATGTTTGTGTTATGGCTTGAAACTAAGGGTGTTCGCGTTGGCTCGATTGGCAACATTGATGCTGGCAATGCGGCAAGTGGCATCAGTAAGATCATTGATGAGATGGATGTAAATGCAATCAAAGAAAAATCTCAAGAATGGTTTGAGCGTGATGAAGAGGAATTATTTAATAAAGTTCTTCCAAAGGTAACAAGATATTGGGCCGAGATGGGCGTGAGTGATATTGTTGTTATGCCCGAAAATCCCGAAGTCGAGATTGAGTTTCCTGCAAGCGAGCCATTAGTATCAAGAGCAGAAGATATTGCTAACCTCAAAGAAGAGTTGGCTATGGGTGTAATCACTTTAGAGATGGCAGTAAGAAAGTTATATCCAAAAATTGATCAAGAAATGATTGATAAGATTATCGCTGCAAGGATTCCTTTCTGAGCTGGATCAGGGAAAAGATTTCTATTCCTTCAGAATTAAAGCCAAGAGAGCGAGAGCGACTGGGGGAGTTGGTTATTGAATACATTCGCTTGAGAACACTTGAGGGCAGGGATAAGAACAATAAGAAGTTCCCAAAATACACTAAGGCATATGCTGACGAGAAGGGTGTGTCGAGGGATAGTGTTGATTTATTTTTAGAGGGCGACTTATTAGACGAGCTTTCACTTCTTAATCATAAGTCAGGTGAACTTGTTATTGGTTACGAGAAGGGCGCAGATATTAACGGAAAAGCCGAGGGAAATATCCTTGGGACATACGGCCAGACTGAGCCAATTAAGGGGAAGCAGAGAGACTTTTTAGGTATTACAAAGAGTGATTTGAAGACTGTTATTGATACCATAGACCAAGAAGACGTTACGCTAACAAAAGCAGATATTGATCGAATAGCCAGGGATGCGGCCCGAAGTATTTTAGGGATAGAATTTGATGAAGATTAGTCTTTTGAAATTAGAGCGAGCCACTAATCAGGGAATAATTAAGGCGGAATTGGTGGCCCATTAAAGCAATTAAGCCCAAATTATATTAAGTTTCGAGAAAGATATTCTAACCGACTAGCCAAAACAACCACGCCACAAACATCAAACCTCACAGCAACAGGGCAACTTTTAAAGTCTATTGTTGGACAAGCCTCGGGCTTTATTGTCAGAATCTTCATATCAGACAAGCCAAGAAGAAAGGGCTTAGCCTCAAAAACAACGACAACCAACAAACAGATTAGAGGTTATGTCGAGAAGCAGGGGCGAGAGTTTTTTGATCTAAAATACAGTGAAAAACAAATGATTGAGAAATTTGCTGCGGAAACAATTAAGCAAGAAATTAAAAAGGCGTTCAAGTAACGCTTGACGTCCTAAATCCAACAGGGAGAAAATATGACAGACCAAGTGGGCAGTGCCCAAACATCAGAAAGCAGTGCTTCTGGCGAGCAACAAGAAGACAAAGTCGCTTACTCTACTTATAAGCGTGTCTTGAGCGAAGCTAAGAAGTTTAAAGAACTTGCTGAAAATCTCTCAAAACAAACTGAAGCAGAGCGTGAGCAGAAGCTTAAAGATCAGAATGAATGGAAAGCCATTGCTGAACTTAATAAGCAGAAGCTTGAAGTGGCTCAACGTGAGCTTGATGAAAAAAATAAGGCCATCGAAGAGGGCTTAAAGTTTTCAGAGTTCCAGCGTCATCTTGGTGGGAAGTTAAGACATAATTCGTACATTAATCATATTGATTTTAATAAAATCATCATTAACCCTGAAACGGGAATGATTGAAGAATCAAGTGTGAAAAGTGTTGTAAATGACTTCTTAAAGGATCACTCATCGCTCGTTGATTTTGGTCAAAAAGCAAGATTACCTAATGCGGCCGCAAGTGTTGGCAGTGTTGGTTCAAAATCTTTAGAACAAATGACCTCACAAGAATTACAAGACGAGTTGAGAAAACTCGCACATAAAGGGAGTATTTAATGGCTGACGCATATATGGGCAACACCGAGATTGGCGCAACAAAAGCAACGCTTATCTCAAACCTCGTTCAAAAAGAATTGGCTTTCAATGCCGTTCTACGTTCGACTGTGACTGACGTTTCTGGCTTCGCCCGCCCAGGACTTAAGACAATTTCTTTCCCGAAGCTCACTTCTTTCAGCGTTTCAAACCGCTCTGAAGGTGTTCTTGGTGAAACAACTGCATTGACCGCAACTCTTGATTCTTTGAATCTTGATTACAATGCATATGTTTCTTGGGGTATTGATGCTTTCACGGCTCAACAAACTTCAATCGACGCTCAAATGGAAGCAATTAAGTTTGCTGCTGCTGCCCAGTCTCGCTATGTTGATTCTCAAATCATCACAAAGCTTGCTGCTGTTGCTGCTGGCTTCATTAACGTAGGCGCAGATGTTGATGTTACTTATGCAAACCTCTTGGCTATGCGCAAAGAAATTCTCAAGGCTGACGGAAATCTTGGGCAGACAGTAATCCTTGCATCACCTGCTCAAGAAGCTGTGATCATGGGTCTATCTGAATTCAAAGACGCTTCAGTATTTGGACAGGCAGTTATCCCTCGCGGAGTAGTTGGACAGATTCTTGGAATGCCAGTAATCGTTCACAACGGCCTAGCTGATAAGCAATTGTTTATGTATGAGAAGAGCGCTGTTGCTATCGGTTTCCAAAAAGAAGCTGCATATGGCGAAGAGAGCTTTTTAGAGCTTGGCGTAGGTGCCAAGCGCTGCGCAATTGATCAATACTTTGGCCTTGCTGGTATGCAATTAGCCCTTAAGGGTGCTGCTGCTGGTAAGTCTCCACTTGTTCGCGGTCTTAACGACTAATCATTGACTAAGGGGGTGGCGCGAGTCACCCTCTTATTATGACTAAAAACGAACAATGGGTTCCGGTTTACCTTGAATCAAAAACACCGGAAGCACTTAAGCTAAAGATGCTTGCTAATAATATTAAGCGCCGCGCCTATCATGAATATAGAATTATCCATGATGGGAATAACTGGTTCGCTTGGTATGAGGTAGAAGCTGATGAGGTTCTTCAAAAAGAATTTGAGAGGCTAAATGAGCTTAAGCGTAAAGGATAAAGAGTTATCTAAATTTCGGGGCGCTGACTCTGAAATTAAAGTAGCTGTTACCGACGAAACGATACCTCTTTATGTTGCGATTGATGAGGTTAATAAAAATCTTTCCTATATTGGGAAATCAGTCATTGGGTCATCGCAAGCAAGTGCCGTCTGGCAAATATCAAGACTTCAAACAACGGGCAATGTCACACTTTTGCAATATGCAGACGGTGATGATTCGTTCAATAATATTTGGAACAACAGAGCAAGCTTAACTTATTCATAGGATGAATTATGTCTAAAGGTAATACAACCGAAAACGATTTAATGGAATACATCTTTAAGGCCACTGCGATTTCGTGGAACGGCTTAACGGATTTATATATTTCACTTCACACCGCTGATCCAGGTGAGGCGGGCTCACAAACTACGAATGAGGCGAATTACACTTCATATGCTCGTGTGACCGTAGCGCGCTCCGGTTCGGGTTGGACAGTAACAGGAAACCAGGCAGTGAACGCAGCATTGGTTCAATTCCCTCAATGTACGGGTGGCTCAAGTGTTTGTACGCATCTCGCAATCGGAACGGCGTCATCAGGCGCAGGGCAAATTCTTTACAGCGGAACACTTTCGTCTTCATTGAGTGTGACTAACGGTATTCAGCCACAGTTCAATGCTGGTGCGCTAACAGTCAGCGAGGACTAATATGGCATTCAATAGCGTCAAGCAGATTGCTGATGCTGTTGCATCTACTGGTGATTATCAGTATGCCTATTACTATAAGCCTGCGACCCCATCGCCAGGCGCGACAGGTAGGTGGACAGATACATCAAGCTCGACCGGCAGACCGAAATACAATGCTTACGTGGGTGCACAACTAGATGCAACTCCGATGATTGGGGCCGCTAATTTCGGCATTTATGTGGGCCCTGTGCCATCAGGGAAGCAGAGACATTTGCTAAACCTAGGCATGAGAAATTCTCAAACCTCTGTGCCTGGCTACGGAATGCTCTGCGATTACTTAATGTTTTATCCCCTCATAGATTTGGATGATACTGATCTTCAAGAATTTACCAATGTCTCAACGCTGCCTCGATATACCGACGGCAATGGTGTTCGCATTATGTTTGTGAATGCAGTCCAATCTACTTCGCAGGGTATTGCTACTGTCGTTTACGTCAACCAAAGCGGTGTACAGAAAACAGTCACAGCTTCTTTTGTTCCGGCTAATTCGGGTGTGCTTAATACTTGCGGCGACACCTCGATGAGTACGGCTGCCACGACTCCATTTTTCCCATTAGCAAGTGGAGATACGGGAGTCAGGTCATTAGTGAGTATTCAGCTCACGACTCCCCCAGGTGGATTCTGTCACGCTGTTTTAATTAAGCCCCTGGCAACGATAATTATTCACGAACAAAACACACATACAGAAGTAAATCTTTTATGTGATAAGTTGACTCTCCCTAAAATTGTAGACGGTGCTTATCTTAACTTCTTGTATCTATCAAACGTAAACGCTCAGGGTATTTTAATAGCTGAGTTAGTTATGGTTGATCTTGACGAGCAAGTAGTTGAGACCATCGAGGCTGATGGTGCTCCGTTCTCTTTTGTTCCAAGTGAATTAAGCGGATTAGAGTTCTGGTTAAAAGCAGACGCAGGACTAACTGAGTCAGCGGGAACCGTTACCGCATGGAATGACCAATCTGGTAACTCAAGAAACCCTACTGTTCAAAGCAATCCATCCTATACGGCATCGGGCCTTAATGGGATGCCAACGGTAACCTTCGACGGCACGAATGATTGGCTACAATTAACAACGGCGCTCACTCTATCTCTAGCAGGAAAATCTGCAATGGAGATGATTGTTGTCCTAAGAAGAAATAATTCAAGTAGACTAGATCCACTCATTGATCTTTCAATTAATTCTACTGTATCAATGATTTATCACGACATTCCGTCCAATGATCTTTTGCGTGTTGGTGGTGTGTCTGACTTAATTGATTCATTCAATGAGCAAGCGGCCGGCTCTGCATTCGTTGAAGATGCTTTTGAGATGGTGAGCTTAATTGTTAACCCATCTACTGATAGATTGAAATATTATCTCAACAACGCTCAGTCATTTAACGCATCTAAATCATTTAACTCATCGACGTTTGCAACAAGTACCGGAACACAGAACGGACTCTTTGCATACTTTGATGGAACTGCTACCGCTGCAATAACTGTTGCTGAAGTCATCATTTATTCGTCAGAATTATCTGATGCGGATAAAGACAAAGTGGCGTGGTATCTCAATGATAAATATAATATTGGCGCTACTTATTTAATAGGCGACCCAAGCCTCTAGGAGTTTTATGTCATTCACATCAATGGACGATATTGTCAGCGAAATTACGGCAGGAAAATTCTCTCGCCAAGACTGGAATAAGATAACCGGGGCGGCAACATACACTGCTGGGCGATGGTATGACTTTAGTGCGCTTGCTGGTTACCCTGTTGCTAATTCATATGCAGGGACAGCTCTTGCATGGAAAACTTGTGACGCTTCAACGGGCAATGGTACAGATATTTTCGGGATTCAACACGGCGGAACAATCACGCCAGACACTCAGCACGTCATAAACGTAGCGGCAGTAACAGCGGTTGCGACAGGTGTCCCAGGTGTTTTGATGCTCGTTGATATGCAGGGATATTATCCAGGCATCAATATGAACGTAGGTACTGCTCAGACATTTACAGGTACTCCGACTTTGAGATATACAAACGGAGCAGGTGTTCGTGCTTTCTTAACTATTAGAACAACGGCGGGAGCGACTGCTCATAACGTAGCTATGTCATACACAAACCAAGCCGGCACAGCAGGTAGAGCGCTCCCTGTGACTGTAGCTTGTACTGCCTCTGCTATTACTCCTCATATCACTCATTCAGGAATCGCGGCAAACAACTATGGCCCTTTTCTTCCAATGGCTTCGGGTGACACAGGTATTCAGTCAGTGCAAACGCTAACTTTATCAGCGGCATCAGGCGCAGGAACGGCTGCTCTGGTTTTAGTTAGACCACTTTTGACTTTACCAATTTCAACGGTAGGTGTGGCATCAGAAAGAGATTTACTAAATCAGCTTCCATCGCTTCCACAAATTAAAGATGGTGCATGTTTGACTTGGCTTTACTTTGCATGCGCAGCAACGGCAGCTACTTCTAACTTCTATGGCTCTATTGAAACAGCTTGGGGATAATTAGATGGCATTAAAACAAAACGGAAGGCTATTGCAGCAATCACCACTGCGCTTTCGAGGTGGTTCCGTTTTGTCTATGGAAGCGGCCGAGATTAACAAGTCGAGCTTTAGGAATATTTATGCAGGGGAAGCAGGAATTGACCCGCGCTCTGCTATTCCTAATGGTAACCTAGACGGCGGCTCTTGGGTGTTCCCTCAGAAATCAGGGGGAATGTCTGCATATAAATCGGTTAGTGGTTTAGGTTTATTGATTGGCTCACTTGCTCTAGGATTGCCAGGGGCTTCAACTATCGCGGGCACAAGTACCGTGACGGCTACCGGGTCAGTTCTTGCTAATATGGCCGGAGCAATCACAGGCTCTGGTACGGTGACAGCCGACGCCACTATCGTTTTGAATGGTGCAATTAATATCACTGCCTCATCAACTGAGACATTTAACCCATCAGCTCTTGGGAATATTGAGGCCGCTGTCGGAAATAATACTGGAACAGTTTACGGTATTCCTTTTGCCTCGGGCGTAATCACTTGCGACATATCTCCATTTACAGAGCTTTCTCCTCAGAACCTTGCAACGGCAGTCTGGTCGGCTGAGGTTTCTCAGAATATAGAATCTGGCTCTATGGGAAGATTGCTTTATGATGCAGGCGGTGGGGCTAGTCCTGAGATTATTGCTGCCGCTGTTTGGTCTGAATTGGTTGCGAGCAATCAAGATGCTGACTCGTTTGGCGAGGCCGTTCAATATTTAAAGGATGAGCTTGATAAGAGATTAAAAACTTCAACATTTATAGCGCTCAAATGATTTTAGTTAATCGAGTTTCACGACTTGATTCTGCTCCGATGTTTGTTAGATATTTTGTTAGCATAGATGAATTAAAAGAATGGATAGATAATGGATACATATCTTTCACTTAAATTTAAGAGCCAGAAAGAAAGAGATGAATTTGGTCAGATACATGAAAGACTGAAGTTTATCTTGAACGATATGGCCCGATGGGTGGATGCTCATGGTTATTCTTTTGTTGTTACTGATCTTTTGTCAGATGCCTACAGCGATAAGAGATTGGGAAGAATTTCAACGTCCCACCTCGAGGGCCGAGCGGCTGATGTGTCAATTAATGGATGGCCATTAGAATTTCAAAAGAAGTTTGAAGCCTTTTTTGAGGCTGCATATAAAAATGAGGCTGCCTTTTCAAAGAGAACAATGCAGAATAACCTTATAGAGATACACGATAATGGAAACGGGCCTCATGCTCACATCCAAATAAGGCCAGGGCTATGAAAAGATTTTTCTTTAAAGATGGTTCAAATCAAGACGTAACCAATGTTTTAAATGACTACAACACAGGCTCATTAACCATAGTTGCCGCCGCCGCTCCATGCCATTTATATATTGGCTCACGATCTCCCATTAATTCAATCTATATTAAGATGAGCACACCAAAGACACCGGACACAAACACCTTAACGGCTCACTATTGGACAGAAAGTGGGTGGGTGGACGCAGTCGAAACAACGGATGAAACGGTTGGATTCTCTGCAAGCGGGAGAGTTTCGTGGACACCGAACAGAGATGATGCTTGGAAAATCTCATCAACCAATTATCAATCTGAAGTCGTAACAGGTCTTGAGTCATTTAATGTTTACGATCTTTATTGGACTAAACTAACTCTAAGCGCAGGCACACTAAGTGCTGTCTTTGCTTGGGCCGGTGACATTTTCACGGATGATAATGACCTGGCAGCAGAATTCCCTGACTTGGTTCGCTCGAATGTTTTAACATCATTTAAGACCGGAAAAACATCATGGGAAGAACAACATATTAAAGCAACTGAAGTTGTGATTAATGATCTTATTGATAAGGGAATAATTCTTGAAGGTGGCCAGGTTATCAATCGCGAAGAGTATAAAGGCGCTTGCGTAATGAAATGCGCAGAAATCATCTTTAGATCATTCGGGGATGGCTACGTTGAAAGAGCTAACGAGGCTCGTGCTGAATACATCAGAAGGCTAGATAAGCGCAAACCAAACGTAGACAGAAACAATAATGCGACTGATGACGTAATTGAGCGCAGAGTTAATACAGGGTTTCTTTCAAGATGAGCAAGATTTCAACAATCTTCGATAGGATATTAGTTGAGCTTGCGGCTCTTTATCCTTCAGCGACTAAAATACCATATCCGTATGATTTAATCAGGAATGACGACAATTTTCTTCGCCTTGGTTATGGTCTTAAGGTGGGCCCGTCAAATCCTATTCAATTAGATTTTTGCAAAAATGCCTTTGAAAGAAATTTTACCATCATACTTACTAGAGAAGTTTATAATACAGGGTCAAATGATTCTGCTTATGATGACATTGTGAAAGGTTTATTAGAAGATATTTACGCAGCCCAAGATAGGTTTAATGAACCCGATCAGATTGCAATTGAAAGCGACATTGTAAAGATTGATTTCGTCGGTGCCGGTGGCGCAGAGCAAATTGATTCAGAGAATAAAGCATTTCTTACAATGGAAGCGACTTTTAACTTTATTATTCAGGAAAATATTTAAGGAGATTTTATGGCCGTTGGTTTAAAAAGAAGTTCAGTATTTGCTCTTGTCCCTGAGTCAGTGGAGGGGACACCGGTTGCGCCATCTTCTGCATCTCAATTTATTCCGCTTCGCCCGGGTAATTCTATGGAATACCAGGCCGAGACATTAGACAACGATGAGCTTCTTAATGACATCGGCGCATCAAAGCCAAATAAAGGCAAAGAATCTGTAAACGGTGAGCACGTTGCTTACTTAAAATCATCAGGCACACCAGGCACAGCTCCCGAAATGGATGGATTCTATCAATCTATTCTTGGTGGAAAATCTGTTGCATCAACTGAGTACAACACCGTTGCGGCCTCTACTGTTAATGTAGTTAAGGTTGATGCCGGCGAAGGTGCTACTTTTGAGCAGGGTGAAGCTCTATTGATCAAGAATGGTCTTGGATATGAAATTAGAAACATCAAATCAATTGCGACTGACGACTTAACGGTGAACTTCTCTCAAAATAATGCCCCTGGTGTTGGTGTTGATTTAGGGAAAGCTGTTTTATATAAGCCAGGGTCTTCATTCCCTTCATTCTCAGCTTGGCTATATAATGGAAACGGATTTGCTACAGAGATGAGTGCTGGCAACCAAATGACTGAGCTTTCTTTAGAGTTTAATGCAAACGAGTACGCATCAGCTTCGTTTACGTATCAGGGCCTTAAGTATCACTTCAACCCAATCGAAATCACAGCATCAACTGACACCATTGACTGGACTGATGATGACGGCACATGGCAAGCATCTGTGGCCAATGGGATTTATAGAACACCACAAGAACTAGCAAGCGCATTACAAGATGCAATGAATGCAGCAACAACTGAAACAATCACAGTCTCTTACTCAAATTCAACTGGTAAATTTACTTTATCAGCAACCGGCGCAGTATTCTCTATTCTTTGGAATACAGGCGCAGGAGCAGGGCAAACAATCGGTACAAAGATCGGGTTCCTTGTGGCAGCAAATGACACAGGATCACTAAGCTATACTTCTGACAATGCCCAGTCGTACGCAGCCCCATACACCCCAAGTTACAATGCTGTTGATCCTATCGTGGTGAAAGATGCAGAACTTTTAATCGGCACTCAATCACAAAATATTTGCGTATGCGCAAGAACTGTCACTGTCACAATATCGAAAGAAATTGAAGATGCAGATTGCATCTGTGAAGAGACGGGGACTAAGGAAAAGGTTGCCATTGGTAGAACCGTTTCAATGGAAGCTGAGTTTTTCTTAAATAAGTATGACGCTCAAATGATTGACCAGATGCTTAATAATACCACTATTTCAGCAATGCTAAATGTGGGCCCTAAGTCTGGTGGCAACTGGGTCGCTGGTAAGTGCGTAAACGTATATTTAAAGAATGCAACAGTGGCTAGCTTTACATCTACGGGTGATGAATTTATCCTTGGAAGCGTAACCATTAACGCATTCGTACCTGCTGACTCAACAGAGGGCAAGGATGTTTATCTAAACTTCCTATAGGATTTAAATTGAAAAAAGAAGCGCAGAAACTTAAATATAGAAAACCCAACCTTGTCGAGATGTATGATTACCTTGATCAGGTTGGGGGCTTCTCTGAAACAAACGTATTTAAACTAAAGGCAATGTGCATTAATGCGATTGCTCCTTATGTTAATTATGCTGAATGTGGCTATGAGACTTATAATGATCTTCTTTTGGATACTGAAAAAAGAGGCTTAGAGTTGGCTCAACTGGCAGACAAGTTTTACGCTGAGATAATTGGGGTTTTTGCAAAAAAGAATTAGTCCCAGATGCGGTGACAGTGGCCATTAAGGGAATCTCGAAAGATGAACTTATACAGGCTGGGACGGATGAGGATAAGGCCGAAAAGATTTTTGAAGTTGTCCCATATGTTGGAAGATTTTTTGATCTTGAAAGCATTTTAAGTCTTGGCCTTAGTGTAGATTGGAAAGATTTAACTTACGATAAAGCCCTCTTCTTTGCATGGATTAAGCAAGGTAGGAATTAATGGCCGAGAATATTGAGTTTAATTTAAAAGTAGTCTCGGACAATCTAAAGAAGTCCCTAGAAGATAATATTCAAAGAGCGGGCAAGCTAGATGTTGCTCTAGGTTCAGCCATTGGCTCATTTGCTGGTGGCGTTGCAGTTAAGGGCTTTGAACTTTTGGGTAGTGCAATTGGAAATGTTGGAGCACTACTAAAAAAGGGTATCGCTGAAGCAGAGCAAGAAGAGAAAGCACTTAACAATTTAGCTAACGCCCTAAGAAGAACTGGAGAGTTTTCCAATTTTGCCATTCAGGGATTTGCTGATTTTTCTGATGAGCTAGCTAGGGCTTCTGCCTTTACCGATGATGAGATTATTTCTCAAATCGCACTCGCTAAGTCTCTGGGAGCAACAAATGAACAAGCCAAGCAATTAGTTGCAGGAGCAGCAAACCTATCTGTTGTCTTAGGACAAGACCTGGGGACATCAACAGAGCAGCTTGCAAAAACTCTATCTGGTACAGCAGGAAGATTAACAGCATTTATTCCAGAGCTAAAATCATTAACTAAAGAGCAATTACTAGCTGGCGAAGCAATTGACATTGTAAATAAAAAGTTTGGGGGCGCTGCAATTGGCCAGCTTTCTACTTATTCAGGAGCTACGAATCAAGCTGGAAAGGCATTTGATAATTTACTAGAGGCTGCTGGTAATTTTGTCGTAAAGAATCCCGCAGTCATTTCGACAATTAATCTCACCACATCAGGACTTATTAAACTAGCTGAGGCGACAACCTCGGCAGCAAAGTTCTTTGGCCTTGGAGTGACTCCAATTGAGGAGCAAAGAGCCAAGATTGCAGAGCTTGGACAACAATATAATGCGCTAACTGATCAAATTAAGCAGAGAAATGAATTTGCAAAACAGGCAGCTTCACAGGGAAACGAAGAGAGAGAGCGTGTTTACTTAGAGCAAGCTTCAAAATTGGAAGCGCAGAGAAATGCTATCTTAAAAGAGCGCCAATCGATCAGGTCGTCACTCTCCAAAGATCAATCCGTTACAAGCACAAATAAAGAAAGAGACTTAATAGATCAGCAGACCGTGGCACAAAGAGAAAAACTTAACGCTGAATTGCTTACTCTTGATTTGCAGCTAGAAACACAAAGAAACCAATTAGCAGAAGAGTTTAGAGTTAGCAGAATAACCGCAGAACAAGAGGGTCAAGCGTCAGAAATTGATAGGCAGCTGCAGTTCGCATTAGAGCAAAATCAAATTGCATATCAAAACGAACTCGCTAAAAACGAATTGCTCGCAGATGCTCAATCTCAAAGACTAGCTAATGATGCAGCCGTAAAAAAGAAATTACTTGCTGATGAAAAGGCTTTCGGTAAAGCAAATGTAGATCAATCCAAGCAAGACTTTGCCCTTCAACAAAAATTCACACAGGGTAAGCTCGATCTAGCATTAAGCGCCGCAAACCTAGCGGCCACCATTGCGAAAGATGGATCAAGAGAGCAGTTTTTAATTCAAAAAGGCGCGGCAATCGCTCAATCCATTGTTGCAACAAACCTAGCAGCAGCCCAAGCATTAGCAGTTCCACCTTCTCCAAACCTTGCATTAGCAGGACTAGCAAAGGCGACCGGTGCACTTAATACTGCCGCAATCGTGGCTTCAACCATCAAGGGCTTTGCGGGTGGCGGTGTTGTGGGTGGATCGTTTACTGGTGCCTCTGGTGGTGGTGATAATGTTATGATTACGGCCAGAAAAGACGAAATGTTTTTAAATGCTCAACAGCAAAAGAATTTATTCGACATGATTAATTCAGGAACAATGGGAAGTGGGGCTATTATTATTCAGGTGGATGGCCGGGAAATAGCAAGAGCGGTGCGAAATCAAGTTGATCAAGGCTTTAAAATATGACTATTAAATTCTATTCCGGAAACCTTGTCGATCAAGCCACGCTTTCTGCTTCCACGGAAAATGCTTTATTTCCACTTGAAAACCTACAAGACCCAAGACGCACAAAAGTATTTAGATCAACAACAAACTCAGATACAGTTGTTTTAGACTTTCAAGAAACGTCTGATGTTGATTCTGTTTTTATCGTATCTAATCCCATTGATGGTTTTGGTATTTCGACACTCGCAATTGATTTAAACGCGACAAATTCATGGGGTGCTCCTGCTTATTCTGACACTGTTACATGGTCAACGGTTCATGGCCTTGGATATAATGAATTTGCAGCGACTCAATCTTATAGATTCGCACGTCTTTCACTTACTTCTACTCTTGGCTATTGTGAACTTTCAAAGTTGTTCATAGGAAAAAAGATTTCTCTTTTAAATGATCGTTCCATAAACTACGGATGGAGCTACGTTTCAAAAGACAACTCGCGCACACAAGAGAATCGCTATGGTCAAAGATTTTCTGATGTAATTAATCGCCAAAGACAGTTTAATATTTCATTTTCAAATATTAATAAAGACCAACTCGATCAGATTTTTGAGATTTACGACGACAAGGGTTTAACTAAACCGTTCTTTGTGCGTATTGGTTGCGACGAGATGATTTCGGACAAAAGACGCTTTTCGGGAATGGTTTACCTTAATTCAATTCCACAGATCACAAACAGATTCTTCAATAACTACTCTCTCTCGATGACCCTTGAGGAAGCGATGTAATGACAACGCTAGTTACTCAAAAGCTTATCTCGACACTCACTCAGTCAATTAGATTGTCGAATGACGTTAGGTATAGCCTTGGCAGCATCTCGCCTTATCTTTTAATGAATAACGCACCGGCCGGAACATTTACTTTGTCAATCAAGTCAGGCGCGACAACTCTTTGCTCTAAGTCATTTACGAGCGCGGACATTAAAGCCTCACTAGGAACGGTGAATAATTATGCACACGTTTTTTATCCTGTCATTTTTGATAATCCTTCTTTCTTGGGGCGCGGATCTTATGATGTGGTCTTGTCGGCCTCTGGTTATGTTGGCACTAATTCCTCGTTCATCGCGTGGATTCAACAGCACGAAAACCTGAATAATGAATTAGATCATGAACCTTTGACAGATGAAGAAAACCCGCTAGCATTAAGACTAAAGGTTTATAGGAGTTATTAATGTCGCTGATAGTATCATTTGCTGATGGCTTTACGAGTGCTTCTGCGCCAACAATCGCGGGAAGCTCGCCTGAAGAGTATTCGCTTTTAAACAATCAATCTTCATTCGCTAATATCACAGGCCTTTTATTTGATAGCGCAGTTCATACGACTGTTTTTATGGATTACGAGATTGAATTATCAGACGCAACGCCATCGCTCTATAGACAATCAGGTTCACTAATTGCTTCTTATGATGGGGGTGCATGGCTACTTGAGGCTGGTTCATATATTGGCGACTCAGTCTTAACTACTTCTGCGCCTGTCGCGGGAGAGATTCAGCTTCAAATGTCTGGTGGTCAAGTTCAATACAAGTCTGGAAATATGGCCGGAGGTTCATTCTCTGGTACGTTAAAATTATCTATTACAAGAGTGGCAGCATGAGATTTATTCTTTGTTTAGCATTTTTCATCTTTGTTGATGCACTAGCACAGCAAACTGTTGATAAAATAAAAGTAAAAGACCTAGAGCTAACAAGTGAGACAGCTTCACGCGCCTCTATCATTGACTCGAATAAGAAGGTAAAATCATCTTCTAGCGTCACACAAACAGAGCTTGAATATTTAGACGGAGTAACTTCTGCCGTTCAAACTCAAATCAATTCTAAGGCTGCTGATTCCGATGTTGTTAAGTTAACAGGCGATCAATCAATCTCTGGCGTTAAAACTCACACAGGGAAGATCGTTGCAAGCTCTACGGCCAATGGATTTAGGCCATGCCCATCAATGACACAAGCTCAAAGAGATGCAACTTCTCCAAGCGCGGGTGATTGTGTTTATAATTCTACAAATAACAAGTGGAATATTTACAACGGAACAGCATGGAAAGAAGCAGGGGGCGGCGCAGGTGGAACACGACTACAACTAATGGCAGACCCTTCATTTGAGGATGGTGTTACAGAGGGAACCTGTACAACGTGCACGGCCACAAGTGAGTCTTCAGTCGTTCAAGTTACTCCATACAATGAAAAATCTCTTAAGATTTCTCTATCGGCTTCTGCGGGTTATTATTCAATTTCAAAATCAACATCGGCACAATTCTCTGGAAGTCAGGGTTTTGTTAGGTGTCAAATCAAGACCAACCAAGCTGGTGTAGAATTTAATTCATACGTTAACGGAGTAGAAACTTCTTCCATTCCCGTTGTGGCCGATTCTATTTGGCGACCTTACGAGATTCCCATTGTGCATGGTTCAGCTTCTGCGGGATTCAGGGTTGAAGCATCAAGCTCAATCACTGGTGACATTCACGCCGACGAGTGCGCAGTCGTCGTTGGCGAAGTTGGTTTAGAAGTAGCCCAGGCGCAGCTTGCAGGCGAATCTTATATTGCAGGAACAACTAACAGCGCACCAACAAGAACTTCTACAACGCTTGGAGCTTTCTCTGATACAGATACTCCAGGCCCTACAGTTCTAAGCTCAAGTGTGTGCACATGGGCTACGACAGATAACAATACTATTCGCCAAGACTTAACTAATTGCCCTCCAGGGAAATATGTTGCTGTATGGGTAGTTTCTTCTTGGCTAGGAACAGCGGGACAGGAAGGCTCAATTGCAATCACTGACGGAACAACCACAAAACAAGCACAGCCTGTGGGCGGGGATTCTGCGAATACCGCTGACTCGACTACGGTCATGGGAGTGTTTGATTACGCAACTACATTTAGCCATAAATTTGAAGTTTACGGACAGTCATCATCAGGAACTATAAACATTAATAACGGCTCTGGTACAGGTAGATCGCAGAACGCTAGATTCACTCTCTACTACTACCCACCAGCCTCTAAAATCTATTCTCAAGACTCAGCGGATACTGACTGGGTATCATGTGGATTAACAACCGCAGATTTCACAGGATTTGGAACGGTTTCAAGCATTGAAGATCAATGTCAGAGACAGGGTTCTGATTTACTGGTGAGACTTAAGTTTGTCGCGGGGACGACTACAGCGACTGAGGCAAGGGTTAACTTAAAACTAGGTGGGGTTGCCTTAACATCAGCAGGAACGTCAGTTATTCCGTCGCTTCAGCTTGCAGGAGACGGGGCCAGAAGTGTTTCAACAAATAACCCAGCTCCACTAATTGAACCAAGTGTTGCTTACTTAACATTTGGACTTGAGGGCGCAGCGGTTACTAAACTATCAAAGGCTCAGGGTAGCTCAATGGTATCCTCTGGCCAGACAATCTCTCTCTTTGCCCGCATACCAATTAACGGTTGGGTTAAAAACCAAATCACTGGCACATTTGCTAACGTAATGACTACGGGTGGGGTCAGCAAACCAACCCTTGTAAGCGCATCCATTGATGCCTCTGAGGTTATAACAGAAAACGACTCTAGTTTTATCACATCTTGCACAAACGCAGATCCTTCTGTGTGTACGGTTACGTCAAGCTTTTTTACGGCCGACCCGAAGTGCTGGGCAGAGCCAACTTCTGCTGGCCTAATTTCTTCAGTAACTTTAGACACGACAAGCTCCGTTACCATTGATAGAACCGATGCATCAACACCATTTAAGTTGTTTTGTCATGGAGCAAAGTAATGCTTAAGCAATTCAGGGATACGAAATATTACTCAACACCATACGGGGAAATATACACAAAGACATATGGCAGAACTCGACTGCATCGCGGAAGTATTGATAAATATGGATACAAAAGACATCAGTTATTTTCTGGCTCAAAGAAATTTAGAAGATTTGCGCATCAGATAGTTTACGAGTGCTGGATTGGCCCATATGATGACAATCTAACAATTGACCATATCGACTTTAATATTCTTAATAATAATATATCTAATCTTCGGACTGTTAGCCACTCGCAAAATTCCTCAAGAAAACAAAAAAAAACATCCCTACAGCAGGGATGCTCTTATTTAACGCTGGATGAAATAATTTCCATTAAAAAAATGTATTTATCTGGCATTACTCCATATCGAATGAATAAGGAGCATGGATTGTCACTAACCATGTGCAAAAACATTTGCTACGGCAAGACATATACAGACATTTCGATTGAGGCCTCCCCATGAAGCCTATTTTAGACATTATTCTCGGTTCAATTAGATGGGTGAATAATTGACTTACGCAATTGAATCACAAAAGCCTCGCTCTCAAAAAGTAATACTCTGCACCATCGAGGCAAGAGAGATTGCTAAATTATTCACGCTAGACTCTGGTTCACAATACTACAGAGACGTTTCGCATTTTGTTTCTGGTGTTTATGATGGAGCAGTCGCTCTAACTGTTGGCTCACTTCCGCTTTCTGCTGGCCAGTATTATTTTGATAAAACAGCAATGCGCCTCTATGTTAGAATGTCAGATTCATCTAACCCAAAGACTAGAGATGTTTCACTTAAATATAAATTCTTTTATTCTTCATCAGGCCATAATATCCCATTCGATTTATCAACAGGTGAACACGTTCATTTTGAAGGGCGACTTGCATCTACTGGCGCAATTAAGCAAAGCCTTGATGATGAAAACACGGGCGTCGTTGTTGAATCTCAAAGCTCAATCACGTTAATAAATAATGACGGATACTTTGACGAGATTTTCGACGCATTAATCTGGGAAAATCAAGATTGTGAATTTTGGTCATGGCTCCCAATTACACCAGTAAGCCAAGCTCAAAAACTATTCTCTGGAGTAGTTGAAGAAAAAACATTTGAGCCTGACAAGGTTAGCTTTAAGCTCAAAGATTTTACCTTCAAATTAAGAGACAAGTTAACCCTTGGGCTATTTTCATCTACCGACGGTGATTTGTCTGAATCGGATTTGAATAAGCCTAAGCGCAGAGTCTTTGGACGGGTCGATCAAATGCAATGCGTAGGCACTCAAAAAATACTTGATGGCTTTACGGTTGCCCAATCTGTTGTCGGCAATGCAGGCGATTCATTTGTCACGTTTTCGGCTTCTCAACTAGGAAATATTTTCCCAGGTGACGAGATAGAAATCACTCTACAAGATGGGACAACGGAAGACATTGGGCTTGATTCAATTACTTCTAGCACAGTTTACGCCACATCATCAGCGTTAGACTTTGGATTCTCTGTCACATCATTTAGGATTAAGCCAAGCAGGGCCACAAGATCAAGAAATAGAAACTGGTTTATAGCAGAGCATAAATTATTCGAGCCAAGCGCAGAAATAACTTCTATCGTTTCGAGAAATAGATTTGTTTGTGATTCACTTACGGGCTTCTATCCCAATGACCAATTTGAAATCAATGGGGAGATTGGAAGTGTTCGCAGGGTTTCAGGCAACACACTTGTAACAAATCAAGTCATATCACCAGACCCAATTGTCGGAGATACTTTTTTAAGGCCCGCAATCACAGAAGTTCGATGGGGTGAAAAAACTCTTCTTTATGGAAGAGATTACACTTACACAAATACAACCGAGGCAAAATTACAGATTGACCCATTGGCAGAATTTAACTTAGCGGTGACAAGAACACTTGGCGGGACTAATTTAACATTCACAAGCGGCTCTAGTGCCGTCACATCATCATCAACATCATTAGACTTAAAAACAGTATTTCGACCAGGTGATTGGGTTCGATCTTCTGCGCTTACTCACACAGATTGGTATGAAGTCGCCCAAGTAGATCAGTTTGCACTCAAGCTCGTGATTAATTTTGCTGGCACAACTGGTGCAGTGTCTGCTCAATATAAAAATGTGGATTATATCGATGATGATTCACTTATTTTAGTCTCATGTTACGGCCTTGAATCAGCGGGGCAATGGATTAAAACCCCTGCCGATTGTGTTAAATATATCCTTGAGACCGATTCTTTATTCACACAGATAGATGCAACTGCCTTCGTTAAGGCTAATGCTGTCTGTGATTATATTATCAGCTTACCATTACCAGAAAGGATAGGTTCGGGGCTTCCATCTATTCGAGACACAATTAGTCAAATAAACTCATCAGTCTTTGGCTCTCTATTTACTACGGCAGACTTCCTGTTGTCCTATTCAA